ATAAGAGTACACCGCGTCAGACTCATAAGTCGACATGGTGTACTCTTATTCTAGAATACATGTTCTTGTTCTCTTACCAGCATATCAAAATTCCTATGCTGCATCTTGAGAAGGGTAGATGTAAGGAGTCTGCTTCTATTCTTAGAGATTATATTTGTGCATTGCCTGATTACATGAATCCGTGGTCATCTTGGCAACGACTTCCCGGACTCGAATCTCTAAAATATCCAGAGCATGGTACGGAGATAAGTATCCTTTCTCAACCAAAGAACGCCGATGACGCTATGAACAAGCTTCGTGGTAAGACGACGTTTGGAGCAATGCTTGAAGAGTATGAGTATCTTCAGTATTTTGGTGAAGTTATGGAAGGCGGCGGTCCTGCTCTTGATTCTGCACGCGCTATAGGAAAAGAGCATGGCATAAGAGTATGCATCATGATGCTTTCTACTCCAGGAAACTTGGAGACAGAAGAAGGAAAAGCCGCCAAGGCAATGATTGATGCAACTCCAAAATTCAATGAGAAGTTGTATGACCTCACAGAAAAAGAAGTTCTCGATTTATTTGAACCAGTAGAAATGGCAGACGGCACAAAGAGAGAACCGATAAATTCATTCTATATTGAATTCAATTATAAGCAACTCCGTAAGGATGACAGATGGTTGCAAGCACAATATCAACGTGCATTGAGTGTTGGAAGAATCGATGAGTATCGTCGAGGTGTTTTGCTTCAGAGATATCGTGGTGCCGACGCCGTGCTTTTTGATCAAGCTGATATCGATTATATTCAAGAGCATGTCAAGATTCCAACACATACACTTTTCTTGTTGAAAAAGTTCAATATGTACGTATACGATCATCAAATCAATACTCCAGACATTACATCAGAAACACCATACTTCGATATCAACCTTCCGTATATGGTTGGTATAGACGTGTCTGGTGGTGGTAACGGTGATAACACGACATTGATTGGTGTCAATCCGTATACACTTGAGATTGCTTTTGAGATTGAAGAACCATACATTGGTATCTCTGATCTTATGAGATTGATTGCGATAGTTGCTAAGCTCATGCCGAAAGCATTCTTCTGTCTTGAAACTAATTCGGTTGGTAAAGCTGTTGTTGATCTTGTACAGGAATCCCAACTCGTTTCTAGATTCTATCATGATCCGAAGCTGGATATTACCACAAATGCAACTCAAGCTGTTGAGCAATCATCTGTCATGGCTGCAAAACAGAAAGCTCAACAAAAGTATTATATTGGTACATACGTCACTCCAAAGGTTCGTGAAAACATGCTCGACCTTTTGAAGCGGTATGTCAAAGAGTATAAACATTTGTTGAATTCTAAGTTCTTGGTCGATGATATTCTTAACCTTGAGCGGAAGAAGAATGGTAAAATTGAGGCGGCTGCTGGTTGTCATGATGACATGGTCATGGCTTACCTGCATATACTGTATGTTCTCCACTATGGTTCTGAACTCGGTCGTTTCGGAGTTGATAAAAAGAGATGTACATATGAGAATGCACTGAAGGTTGTCAACGAATACGAAACATCCGTAGCAGAAGAAACCGTCAACAATATAATTCCAGCAGCTCCTGGTTCATATGATTACCAGATGATGCGTGATCAAATCGATAATCCAAACCTTGCGCAGTATACTTTCCCGGGTGGAAGGGATGCGTATGGTTATCGGCATGAAGACTACAAGGGCGTTGTAACTCCTACATCACCTCAAGTTATGCAACAGAATCAAGTTCCTGGGTATGAACCAGCATTGACAGCTGCAGAGGCTGCTAGAATAATGAGTATTAATACACTATTCGGTTTGTAAAAAATAAAGTGGAGTGTGGGGGCGAAAGCCCCCACATCCATTTCGTTCGTCATTTCGGGAAGTTTGTCCGTTGACCAGACGGACACGGAGATCAATATTTTTTAGGAGGTATCGACCCATGGCCCCGAAATTATTCTTGAGTAATATTCTCAGCAATAAATATCAGGAAGCTTTCTAAGCTTTGGATCTACACCAGGGAAATATGGATACAGCTGCCTACGTCTTTTACCCCAGTTCGAGATTGTCTTTGCATACTTTACATGGTCGCAAATATCAAAGTAGTATGTTTGATATCCACGGTCACGAAGACGACCGACAATCTGTTCAGAAGTGATAGGTGACGCGAGCTGGTCGAAGTTAATAACAGCGACAAGATCCTTCACGTCAACACCAGTACCCATGGACTGAGTTGTACTGAGAATCAAGTCTCCGTTTGTAAGACGATCACTCTTCTCAGCAATGCTTATTGAACCATCTACCATAACGACGTTCATTCCTTTGAAGAATGGATCTGCGTTGATATATGTCAAAGCACGTTCGATGATGGATATCATAGGCAATAGCAACAACATTTTCTTGTCAGATTTAGTTATTGCTTTAGCCTTTTTAAGCATCGTGATGATGTTCTTCATGAATGGAACACCACCACCATATTCCATCAGTGCTTGGTAATAGGTTGCTCTGATAAGTCCTTTCTTTCCATACTTGAACTTCTCATTGCAAATCCTCATTGGAATGTTATAGTGAATATCTTGAAGATGAACACGGATGTATTCTTTCTGATATTCCTCATACTTAGCATTTCCAATAAATCGTTCGGCATCAAGCAAAGCATTATTGAGTATCCGGTCCTCATCATCAGAAGAACGACCGAGTGTTGCAGACAGATACCAATTATGCTTTATATTGCACAACGAATCAAACTTCAACATTCCTTTCAGATGAAGATGTGCTTCGTCAATAATCTTGATACCGAACCCAGCCTGATCAACAACTCTCCACAATCCATCCCAGTCATCACGCAATGCATTCTCGATAGAAGATATCGTAACAACACAGAACTTCTTATTTGGAGAATCGTATATATTCTTGGCGATATCCGAATTAGGAATACCACATTCCTCAAGGTTCTCGATCCATTGGTTCTTCAGAAGTGTTGTTGGCACAACAATCAATGGTTTCATATGAAGCTTGGAAATCGAATACGTTGCAATGAATGTCTTACCCGTGCCAGGTTTCAGTTCAACTGTAATCTTTGGACTTTTAGATTCTGTGAGAATCTTTATGCAGTCGCGTTGAAGATCAGATCGTGGAGTTCTGTCAACGTTAATGTCAACGATCTTCGGTGGTTTGGGAGCAACATTACGAATCATATGAAGACCTTTGACAACAGGATCATTGAGTTTGAGGAATCCGGAAGGGACGTAAAGAATATCTTTTCCTTTGAAGAATTTCTTACGCTTGTTTGGATCTTGTCCGGAGTACACAAAGTACTCACGGACAGGATCATCAAGTGCAAAATATCGAAGGACTTTCTCCTTCACATCCATATCTGCATCATGGAAGATAACGGCTGTTGATGTCTTCTCGATTTTCATCATAAGTCATCAACCTTCTTCCTGTGCATCATCAACCATGTTTTCCTCTGGCTTCACGCTATTGATTTTATCGTTAACAACTTCGCCTCTTGCTTTCTCAGCAAGCTCTTCCCAACGTTCGACATCGAGCTCTGGACAGTAGTCTGCAATAAGGAGTTTCTTGAAGTTGCGGACGATATCCGGATTCTCTGCATTTCCATCTGGTCCTTTCTGTTCTTTGTCAGAAAGCATGACAGATACAGCAAGATCCAGAATAGCTTGCAGGTTATTCAGCTTCTCGTTATTCGTCTTCAAACTCTTCAATGTTGGCATTCTGAATTTGAATTTCAACATTGAAAGAATAGCGGGATCTATATCAGTAGTCCATCTCAATATCTTACGATAAAGAAGTGTGACTGGTCTGTTGAGATCCAGCTTGACGGACATAACGAATGACAAGAATCTTGTGTTAGCAAGCTCTGTTTCCTTCGCAAACTCAGGCTCGGTAACACCACCATTGTTCAGCATGATAGAAGGAACAGGTGTTGCATTCAAAGCCTCGTTTCTCAACTCGTCAAGGAACTCTTTTGCGATAGGAGCGTCAACAGCAGGAATTGCAGATATATCGAGAGGTGGTTTATCTCCAGGACCCATTGGCATAACAAGTTCAGAGAAACCAGTTACCTTGTTCATTGATCTCTTATAGTTGAAGATATCAGATGCAGTCATTCTACGTGCAGCAAACTTACGAACAATCTCAGCAACAAGAGCTGCATAGTTCTTGTCCATACCAGATTGACGGAGATTGTATACACGAATACCGGAGTTGTTGATCTGATAGAGAACAGAATACAGCTTCAAGAACATGTACATACGAGCAGTCACAAGACCCGGTTCCATCATTGAATGTCCTTTACCGGCGCCATCCTTATTGATAGCACCAGTAACAACATACTCTGCTGGAATGAAGATGAATCTCATGAGAGTATCGTTGAACTTATGTGATTCAAGAATAGCAACGATCTGATCATGCAGCGCAGTATTGTCACGCATGAACTTGAGATTGAAGTTGTTGATGATCTTGGAAGCAAGTTTATCGCAGAACATTCTGTCAGGAGAGAACGTGTCAAATCCAACAGAAGGAGTTCTGAGAGTATAACCGGTCAATCCAGAATTCTTTCTCTCACCAGTTTCTTCTGGACGAGTACCATCGGAAATATAGTAGTAACCGATAATAGTTCTGTCAAGACGAACCGGGATAAGCTTTGTTGGTGGTAGTGATCTGAGATAAATACCCTTCACGTTACCAAAGAGCTTGTGGAATTCTGAAGCTTCATCAGGATCAATAACAGCTCCCTTTGGATTGTTTTCTGATTCCTGAACATACTCAAAGAAAGTCTTTGGTGTATCAAGGAACTCATCACCATCATCCTTATGCTTTTCCTTGTAAGCACAGATGATGTCGTGAGGAGAATCCTCAATAACAGGAATAGAAACACCCTCACAGAATCTGATGTTACTGGCAACTTCGTTCAAGAAAGCATCAAACTGTTCATCGTATTCTGTCTTCTGCTTCTTCTCATCCGAATTCATACCAGTTGTATTATGATATGAAGGATAGAGCTCCATCACTTCAGATTCTGTGAATATCCCATGATGTGACTTTGTATCTTTTGCAGACTCCTGAACAATGGTGTCCTTAAGAGAAATCTCTCTGACTTCTCCACTTTCAGAATATCCGAATCCACCGATAGTACCAGATGAAGCAAACATGCTTGCGACAGAATTCTTGTTGTTTCTGTCATTTGCTTTCATACGGTAATTCCAGAGATCCTCAAACACCTTTGCATATGGTATACAATAAATAGATCCTTCACCATATTGCAGAGTGTTTGTGACCAACATGTTTTTGATAAGATCATGCAACTCAAGTTTGTCTTCAACAGCCTCGATCTTCTTCATGTTCATATCGATTTCGGAATCACTAAGATTCGCCTTATCGTATATGATATCACGAGCAAGAGTACCGTCAACTGTATCTGATTCACAAACAGCATCACGTGTAATCTGAATAGCAGTAAACCATTCAGGAATCTGTGACATAACCAAATCCAGATCCTGCTTAAGAGCAATATCTGCAATGGTATTGACGGGGAGAAATGCTGCATCCTGCAACTCCTTCGGGAGCATGT